ACAGACCGTGGTGCTTTTAAAGCACATGAACTTACTATGGTTGGTGGAACATATGATCGATTCGCAAGATTTATTAAACAAGCACAAGATGAGAAAGCTAGTGCTGAGCAAAATGAAAATGGAACAGGTGATACAGATGATAGTGAATAACCCTGAAGAAAGAAAAACAATTATGAATGCGCTAGTAGAATATTCTAATTCTGCTACGCGAGCTGAAGCTGAAAAAGATTTGCAAAAAAATATTATTTCAGATTTGGCTGATAACACAAACGTTGAAAAGAAATATTTGCAAAAAATTGCTAACATGTATCATAAGCAAAACTTCGCGATTGTTTCACAAGAACAAGAAGAAGTTGAAGAGCTTTATGAGTCTGTTGTTTCTTTGAATACAAATTAAATGATGAGTAAAATTAAATTAGATGTAGAAGTAACCGCAGACCTGGATCCTAAAGGTATTCGTAAGCTTGTGTATGTAGGTCAATCAGATGTTGAGTGTGTCAATGAAGTAGAGACTTGGGACGAGATCATTCAAAGGACTATTGAATATTATACTTTTGGTGGTTCTATCAAAGAATGTCACCGAGAGGAAATTGAGGTTCTTCGTAAAGGCCTTAAAAAGGCACTTAAAAAGTTTGATAAACTTGTACATGAGTATGGTTATAAAGAATAAATTATTGCCTCGGTGGTGAAATTGGTAGACACAACAGACTTAAAATCTGTCGCTCATTACGAGCGTGCTGGTTCGATTCCGGCTCGAGGCACCATTTACTTTTTGAGCTTAATGTTGTATAATATTATATTTGTTATGGAGTTATATGAATGTCTGATTTCTTATGGGTGGAGAAATATCGCCCGCAATTAGTTAACGATACCATTTTGCCGAAAGGCTTAAAAAGCGTATTTCAAAAAATTATTTCTACCGGCGAATTGCCAAACATGCTTTTTACTGGCACTCCAGGTGTTGGTAAAACAACAGTTGCAAAAGCGCTGTGTAATGAACTTGATCTTGACTTTATTGTAATCAACGGATCTGAAGAAGGTAACATTGATACTCTTCGTAATAAGATCAAACACTTTGCTTCAACTGTATCTCTACAGGGTGGTTATAAAGTAGTCATCCTTGATGAGGCTGATTACTTAAACCCACAATCAACTCAACCCGCCCTCCGCGGTTTTATCGAAGAATTTTCAAACAATTGCAGATTCATTCTTACCTGCAACTTCAAAAATCGCATTATTGAACCTTTACATTCTCGTTGTTCCGTTTATGAGTTTGCTATTCCAAATAACGAAAAGCCTGAAATGGCCAATGCTATTTTCTTACGAATTTGCAAAATCCTAGATGATGAAAAAGTTGCTTACGATAAAAAAGCTGTTATTGCTCTTATTGAAAAACATTTTCCAGATTATCGTCGTGTTATTAATGAATGTCAACGTTATGGTATTACCGGTAAGATCGACGCTGGTATTTTGGTAAACCTAACTGAAGATAACATTAAAGCACTTGTTAAATATCTGAAAGAAAAAGATTTCAAAGCAATGCGTAAATGGGTTGTCGATAATATTGATACCGAGCCTGCTGCTATCTTTCGTAAAATTTACGATAACGTAAATGAATATGTTCAACCAAAATCTATTCCACAATGTGTTCTTATACTGGCTGACTATCAATATAAAAATGCGTTTGTTGCTGACCACGAATTGAATGTCGTTGCTTGTATGACCGAGCTAATGGCGAATTTGGAGTTTAAGTAATGAACCCTTTTGAATATGTTACTGCTATTAATTCTTCTAAAAAGAATATTATGGTTGATGACGTAGCAGAAAAAGAATACAACCCGTTTATGGTAAATCGTAGCTTATCGTATTTTTACGATACTATTTTATTTGCTAATGAAATGAACCTTAACCACCATCTAGATAACCGACTTCAATTCGACTTTCTTATAAATAGTATTAGACCGAGGAAACGTTTTTCCAAGTGGTTGAAGAAGTCTGATCCAGCAGCGCTGGATGTAGTGAAAGAATATTATGGTTACAGTAATGAAAAAGCCCGCCATGCTCTTTCCCTATTATCAGATGACCAACTCAATGAATTGAAGGTGAGGTTATATAAAGGTGGAAAATAATAATAGTGAAATAGTCGAATGGACTCCGGCATCCATGTTGGAAATTTCTCTTAATGAGCCAGACGATTTTCTAAAAGTTCGCGAAACTCTTACACGTATTGGTGTTGCATCTCGTAAAGATAGAAAACTCTATCAATCATGTCATATCTTGCATAAGCAAGGTAGATATTTCATAGTGCATTTTAAAGAATTATTCTTGTTAGATTCTAAACCATCGAATCTAACTTTGAATGATGTGCAAAGGCGTAATACCATTGCAACATTGTTATCTGATTGGGGTTTAATTAGTATTGTTTCTGGTGGTCAATTAGACACAGCACCATTGAGACAAATTAAAGTAATCTCACATCAGGATAAAGGCAATTGGGAACTTTGTCCGAAATATAATATCGGTAATATTCACTAATTGTATATATAATAATGAGGTGCGGAATGGTCCGGCCTCATATTCAAAACCTTGCTTAATAATAGGGGGTCTTTATGACACACTTAAATATGTTTCGTTCGCATCCATCATTAGTTGGATTTGATTCTTTATTCAATCAATTGGAAGCATCTGTGGATAGATCTACAAGTTCTTACCCACCGCACAACCTAGTAAAATTATCAGAAAATCAATATTCAATTGAGTTAGCTGTTGCCGGTTTTACTATGGATGATTTCGATATTGAATGGAAAAAGAATGTCCTTACTGTAAGAGGTGAAGGCAAAAGCACAGATAAAGATCAATATATCTACAAAGGTATTTCGCAAAAACGTTTTGTGAAAACATTTAATCTTGCAGATCATATTGAAGTATCTGGTGCTGAACTAAATAATGGTATTTTATCAATTTCTTTAGAGCATAAAATACCAGATGAACTGAAACCACGTAAAATTGCTATTAGCTCACCTCAACTTTTAATTGAAGGAGAAGAATAGCTTACAGTGAGCCGGCGCTTCGGTGCCGGCTTTTATATTAATTATGAAATTGAGACCAAATACAATGGATAAAGTGCAAGTTATTCGACTCACCACTGGCGAAGAAGTTATAGCATTCGCCGAAAAAGTAAAAAGCGGCTATAAGATAGATAAGCCCGGACTGATTGTTCCTACAGAAAATGGAGTAGGAATTATGGTTTGGATGCCTTATACTGTTATGCAAGAAAAAGAAACCATATTGAATGAGAACGTTATTGCGTTTGTAACTCAAGCAGTTTCTGGTTTGGAAGAACAGTATCGTAAAATTAATTCCACAATTGATTTACCACCTGAAAAGAAGCTCATTCTGTGATGTACAATAATCTCTTATTGTGATATAATAGTATTATTAGTTATGGAGATTTACTTTGAGCTTTTACACTTGTCTAAATAGATATGGCAATCAGATTCTTTATCGCGGTTATAACGAATCTGGTCGTCGTGTCATTAAAAAAATAAAATTCAATCCAACTCTTTTTGTACCAACCAATAAAGAAGAAGGTTGGCAAAGTATCGATGGTACAAATCTTGCACCAATAAACTTTCCTTCAATGAAGGATGCTAGAGAATTTTGCGATCTCTATAAAGGTGTTGAAGATTTTAAGATATATGGTACAACAAACTATATCCACCAATGCATTACGGATATGTTTCCAAATGAAATTGAATTCAATCCTAATTTTGTCAACGTTGCAACTATTGATATTGAGGTTGCATCGGACGACGGCTTTCCATTTCCAGAAGAAGCGGCACAGCCAATCATTTCTATTACAATTAGAAATAATATCGATAAAGTTTTCTACGTTTGGGGTCTAGGCGACTTTGACGTTGACAAATCTATTTTTGCTGATCAGCATACTGTAAAATATATTCATTGTAAAGATGAAAAAGAATTAATTACTTCTTTTATTAGTTGGTGGTCCAAAGAAGAAAACACTCCAGACATTGTGACTGGTTGGAACTCTAGACTATTTGATATACCATATATCATAAACAGAATCAATCGTGTGTTTGGTGAAGATACTTCTAAAAAACTTTCGCCTTGGAATATGATTAATTATCGACAGATTGCTATAAAAGGTAAACAACTCGATACTTACGAAATTTATGGCGTTCAACAGATGGATTATCTAGACTTATTTCAAAAGTTTGGATATTCTTATGGTGCACAAGAATCTTATAAATTAGATCATATTGCTCACGTTGTACTTGGTGAAAACAAACTTGACTATTCAGAATATGGTGCCCTCCATAATCTCTATAAACACGATCATCAAAAGTTTATTGATTATAATATTAAAGACGTTGAAATAGTAGAACGCCTTGAAGAAAAGATGGGCCTTGTTGTTCTTGCTATGACTATAGCATATAAAGGTGGCGTGAATTATGGTGATACATTTGGAACAACTGCAATATGGGATTCTATTATTTATCGTGAACTCAATCGCAAAAAGGTAGTTCCACCACCAAATGACGATAAATTCAAAGCATCGTATCCCGGCGGTTATGTAAAAGATCCTCATGTTGGTTTGCATAACTGGGTTGTATCATTCGACTTAAACTCTCTTTATCCAAACATTATTGTTCAAAACAATATGTCACCTGAAACTCTTGTATCAGAAGTTCATACATCAGGCGTAGATCATTATCTAAACAGTGATACTAATGTAACTAGCGATTATGCAGTTGCCGCCAATGGATCTTGTTATCGAAAAGATCAGCGTGGCGTATTACCCTCAATTGTTATTAAGTATTATGATGAGCGTAAGCAAGTCAAAAAAGAAATGCTTGAAGCAAAGCAAGAATATGAAAAGAATCCTTCACCAAAACTTGATCGCCAAATTAATCAACTTGAAAATAGACAAATGGCAATCAAAATTCTATTGAATTCACTTTATGGTGCAATTGGTAATGCGTACTTTCGTTATTTTGATATACGTGTTGCTGAAGGTATTACCTTATCTGGCCAGCTCGCAATACGCTGGGCTGAAAAAGCTTTGAATCAAGCAATGAATAAAATACTAAAAACAGGAGATAAAGATTATGTTATTGCTATCGATACTGATTCCTTGTATGTTGATTTCGGACCCTTGGTTGATAAGTTTGCTCCGAACGATCCCATTAAGTTTCTTGATCAAATATGTTCTGAACACTTCGAGCCCGTATTCGATCGAGCATATGAATCTTTATCGACAAAACTAAATTCATTCGAAAATCGTATGGTAATGGCTCGTGAAGTCATTGCAGATCGCGGTATATGGACTGCAAAGAAACGTTACATATTGAATGTGTATGATAACGAAGGTGTCAGATATGCTCAACCAAAACTAAAGATTATGGGTATTGAAGCAATTAAATCAAGTACTCCATCAGCGTGTCGTACAGCACTAAAAGAATTATTCAAAGTAATTGTTTCAGGTTCAGAATCAAATACACAAAAAGCTATTCAAGATTTCAAATCGCATTTCACAACATTACCGCCAGAAGATATTTCATTTCCGCGGGGTGTGAATGACGTAACAAAATGGAAAGATAGACAAAACGTTTATAAGAAAGGTACGCCAATTCATGTGCGCGGTGCTATATTATATAACCAACAATTGAAAGATAAAGCTCTTGAAAAAAGATTTGAACAAATTCAAAACGGCGAGAAAATTAAGTTTTGTTATCTTAAGTTGCCTAACCCTATAAAAGAAAATGTAATTGCTTTTCCCACGTTTCTGCCGCCTGAGCTTGGGTTAAATAAGTATGTTGATTATGATAAACAATTCGAAAAAACTTTTCTTGACGTAATTACTCCAATACTTGACGCAATTGGTTGGAATGCTGAAGAGGTAAATACTCTTGAATCTTTCTTTGTTTGATTGTACATCTTCGCGAATTTGTTGTATAATATATTTTATTTGGAGGAAATATGGCTAGTAAATGGGTAAATGATATTAACACTATGCACCGTAAGTATGGTGTACACCAATGGGTTGCAAATAAACTTGTTACCAAAGATAAAGAATCTCTTCAAAAATTTCTAGAATTTCGCCTTGGTTTTATTAATGAAGAATTGCAAGAAACTATAAAGGCATGTAGTGAAGCTGATCCAGAAGAAATTGTCGATGGCTTAATTGATATTTGTGTTGTTGCTATTGGTACTCTTGATGCTTTTGGAGTTGACGCTGATAAAGCATGGGATCAAGTTCAAAAAGCAAATATGAAAAAAGAAGTTGGTGTAAAAGAAAGCAGACCAAATCCATTAGGTCTACCTGATTTAGTAAAGCCGAGAGGATGGGAAGCACCGGAGCACAAATCTAATCATGGCTATTTCCGCAACACTTTTTAATTCGATATTTGATAATAAGACTCACCGCAGTTTATCCTTGAAAGACTTTGATGCTTTCAAGGATTTGCTATTTAAACTTTCTGAAATAGAAAGAAAAGATAAAAAGTCTGCTCAACTAATATCCCCAGCTACTTACGTTCCTCATACAACTCGTGCAAATAAGAATGTAATTAGCTGGGGTGGTTGGGCAGCAGTTGATGTTGATGATTTTGATTGTACAATGGAGAATTTATATGACAAGTTACTTGATAGGATTCCTGATTGGAAGTTCATTTGTTATAGTACTGCGAGCAGCACACTTGATCGACCAAAGTTCAGATTGGTCTTTGATCTTAACAAACATGTTGAAGTTGATAAAATTAAACACTTCTGGTTCGCACTCAATTCCGAACTTGAGTCAATGGGAGATCGACAAACTAAAGACTTATCCAGAATGTATTACATCCCTGCGAAGTACGCTGGTAGTAATAACTTCATATTCTTTCATCCTGGCTCTCGGATTGATATATCTGCTTTACTCGCAAAGCACCCTTATTTAGAAAAGCGTAGTGGTAATACTTTATTTGATTCACTACCAGAAGAAATGCAAGAAAAAATTATTGCACACCGTAAAGAACAAATGGATAACACAAACATTTCATGGAACTCTTATACCGATTGTCCATTTGTTAATAAAAAATTGATTGCTGAATATAAAACAATCACTGAAACTGGTTGGTATCATAAGATGTATCAAATTATGGTATCAATTGCAGCAAATGCTGTGAAACAAAAATATCCAATTACTACTGCAGAAATCGTTCAGCTTTGTAAAGAACTCGATCTTGAAACTGGTAATTGGTATAATAATCGACCACTTGATAAGGAAGCAAATCGAGCAATCGAATTTGTTTATACTAATTTATGATTTCTATAACAGACACAATTAATACACACACTTATACAGTTGACCAATGGTTACTTGATGAATTAGAAAAACATTGGAGCTATGGTTCTTATAGTAAACGAGAAAATGTAGATGCATTAGCACTTGAACTTACTTTAAAGCATCAAGGTAAAATTACAACTTTACCAAAAGTTGAAAGCGAAAAATACCAATGGCGCCATGATTGGGCGTATACGCCAGAAATTCTAATTGATTTGAAACGCAAACCAAATAAATATCGAAATATTAGTTTGCCACCTCCTGGCAAATATGGAAATGGTTGCAAAATGATTGAATCATATAATATGGGACAACTTACTCATATTGTAGGATTTTCTCAAAACATAGAAACTGATTATAAAATTGGAGATGTTCTTAAATTTAAGTTTTTAGGAATATTGCCTCTTAAAGAAGCAATACACTTTTCAACTAACAAAATCGTATGTAGACTTTTATCTCCAGACCATTTACAAAATGAAGAAGATATTGTATAATAATATAGTTAACAAAGGAAATTCGCAATGAAAGAATCACTTAAAGTTTTACAAGAATGTGCTGAAATCCAAGCTAAGAAAAGTAATGATTATCAAAATCCAAATTCGCGTATAGTTCAAGCAGATTATTATCCACGTGGTGTTGCATCGATTATGGATATTATCCATGCCAAAACTCTTCGTCTTTGGTCTGTTCTCGAAGCTATGGAAAATGATCCAACATATCAGCCCAATTTTGAATCAATGGAAGACTCATTCAAAGATCTAATTAATTATGCATCCTTCGGTGTGGCATATACCCGTGGCAAGATCCCTGGACAAGATCCAAATAAGGATTTTCTTAATAGATCTAAGGGTTCCAGTGCACCACCAACCAGTGAGCTCTCAGACACACCATAAGTTATTGATTCTATTGGCCTTTTGCTCGTAACAATTTGTTACAATTTAAATTCGTATATAAATCAATAACTTAGAGCCACATTCGCGTAAGTTATTGATTCTAAAGGAAAAAATAAATTGTACATTCTCAGCTACTTATAGTAGAATATACCTATATTGTGATGATTTGGAGTATGCTTAGTGGCTATTGAAAAGATTGAATTTGGTCAATCTCATAATTTGCGAGATTTTTATTATGAAGATAAAAATTATTTTAAAGTTGGATCTTTGAATCATGTTGAATGTTATGCTTCATACGAAGAAACAGACATTACAGTTTGTTTTACTACAATCAAAAATCATAGATGTGGACATACAGTAGCTGAATTTCAACTCAACAAACCATCTGAAATTTGGAGAGGAAAAGAAACTCATCGCAATGAAGATGTTTATGAAGTTGGTATGTCAATAGTAAATAAAAAATTTCAAGGTATGAATTTGGCTCCAAAGTTTTATCGCTACTTTATCAAAAAGCTTAATATTGTCTTAAAAGCTGGTACATGTCAAAGTCCTGGTGGTAGATATATTTGGAATGAGCTAAATAAATTTGATGATATTGCAGTCTTTGCAAAATCTCTCTATGGTCAACCACATCCCGTCGAATCTGACGACGACAATAGAGAATTATTTTGTGAAGGTCATAAATTATATGATGGTTCTAATTGTTTGAATGTTTATGCTTGTGCGGCATAGGAGATTATATTATGTTGAAAACTTTATATTATGCGTTTTGTCTTTGTGCAATTTGGCTTCTAATTTTAACTTTGAATATGCTCAGTGATGGGCAATCTGCGTTTGAACGAGAACTTGAAATGCAAAATGAATTGTATTGTGAAATGGTAGAATTATCTATTCTTACTTCTGGCGATCTTGGCTGGCCTGATTATAACAACAACTATAATGAGGTGTGCAAGTGATGATTCAGTATTTAGATTGGTTTTCTCAATTTGTAATTACGTGTACAGGATTTTTGTCATTATATTTAATGGCATCTCAAGATCCACGAACCAGATTTTATGCCGGTTGTATTGGTTTATTTGGAGAACCATTTTGGTTTTTTACAGCTTTTGTAAATGGTCAATATGGCGTAATACTTCTAGTCTTTGTTTATGGAGTTAACTGGGGTAGACTAGTTTATAGTAACTATCAAGCAATGGAAAAAGAAACCTGCCTTTTTTCTAAGGAGTGGCTCAAAGTATGAACCCAGATACGTTATTCTTAATTTTTGGTATTATTTTGTTTGTTGGAGTAGCATTCACTGGTATCTTTGTTAAAGAGATACAAATACGTCAAGAAAGAAAATATTTTGATAAACACGTAACTAAGTATACTGATGGAGATAATACGTGAATAAAAAGCTAATTGATGTAGTTATACAAGTGCTATTTGTTGTTTGTATAATTATATTAGGACTTACTTTATTTGCATTTAGTACTGCTGTTATGGGAGAAATTTAATGGGCGATGTAATAGATTTTAAAAGAAAAGAAAAAACTATAAGCTTAAATACTAATACGTATGGATTAGATACAGTTACTGTTGATGGCATTGAATTAGATTTATCAGATATATCTTATGGAGGAACTATAGTGACATCTAATATTACAACTACAACTCAGGCTGAAATAGATTATAGAGAAGAACTTGAATCTAAGTGCATGCGAATGAATAACTTTATTCGCTCGTTACTTAACCCTGATGGTTTCGGCCATGCTGTTTCCGCTGAAGTTCGTGACGAAGCTCGTTACGTTCTCGGCATGGAAAGGGTAGAGACAAATTAATTTTGCTCTACCTATTTACATACAACTGAAAATGTTGTATAATATACTTATCTTATGAAATATAAGATGTTTTGTTAAATAAACTGAAAGGTGAAATATATGACTGTTGTAACTAAAGAAGCTCGTGTACTATCTGCTCTGCAGACTAATACTAAAGGTCTAACTGCTGCGCAGATGACATCACGATTTGGTGTTGCAAATCCAACTGCAACTGTAACTGCTCTTCGTCAGAAAGGTTATGCAATTTATGCTAACCGTATGACCAACAAAGGTGGTGAAACTCGTACCTTCTATCGTTTAGGTACTCCTTCCCGCGCTGTTGTAGCAGCTGGTTATAGGGCTATTGCAGCTGGCTCATAAGTTGATAGGGGGAGCTTCGGCTCCCCTTTTTTTCTGGACAAATATATGAATGTTTCTGATATAAGACTTCATTTTCGCAATGAACTTGAAAATGAAAATTTTACTGTTGATCGAAATGGCCAAAAAACAATTGAATTAATTGGTGCATCATTCACTGCAGATGAACCATCTATATTCGGCGAACCGAATCAACAATATATACAAACAGAACTTGCTTGGTATCGTGAGCAATCTACAAATATTAATGATATTCATAAAGGTAATCATGAACCACCGTTGGCTTGGAAATTAACTGCCAACAAACATGGTGAAATTAATTCAAACTATGGTTTGTTAATTTGGTCTAAAAAATTCTTTTCTCAATATGATAGAGTTTTAAGAGAATTGAAATCAAATCCAGATTCAAGACGTGCATGTATGGTTTATACGCGTCCATCAATATGGTTAGAATATAATGAAAACGGTAAGTCTGATTTTATTTGTACTAATGCTGTAACATATTATATTCGTGATTCAAAACTACATTGTGTAGTTCAAATGCGTTCTAATGACGTTGTTTATGGTTATAAAAATGATTATGCTTGGCAGGCTTATGTTCTTAATGAGCTTAGTAATTCTTTAGGATTACGAATCAAAGCGGGAACCATTACTTGGCAAGTTCTAAATCTTCATGTATATGAAAGACATTTTGATTTGGTCAAGCCAGCAGATGTTTACTTAGATCATTTGGAAGTATAAATGAAAAATTCAGTATTGGAATGGGATGAAAGATTTTTAGCACTTGCTAAACAAATTTCTACTTGGTCAAAAGATCCATCTAGACAAGTTGGAGCTGTTGCTATAGGAAAAAATAAAGAAATACTTTCTCAAGGTTATAATGGATTTCCTCGTGGTATTGCCGATTCTTTTACTCGATATCACGATCGCGAAGAAAAATATAAGCGGATTGTTCATGCTGAAATGAATGTGATATACAATGCTTGTCATAATGGAGTATCTCTACAAGATGCTACATTGTATGTTTATGGTTTACCAGTTTGTCATGAATGCGCAAAAGGTATTATACAAACTGGTATACATAAAGTAGTGATGGCTTCTGAATCAGTTCCAAAAAACTGGGAAGATTCGCATAAAAAAACTCAAGAATTATTTAGTGAAGCAGGAGTTATATTTTACGAAAGATGATAGATTTTATAATTATACCTACACTTGGAAGAATTGATAAGCAAATTACTTACAACAATCTTCCAGAAAAATATAAAGCAATTACTCGATTTGTTGTGCAAGAACATGAGTTTGCCGATATGTATAAACGGTATGGAACTCAAGTTTTGAAATTGCCAAAAGAAATTGATCGTATTGCTCCAACTAGAGAATGGATATTTAATCAATTTGCAAATACTCGTCATTTCGTTTTTGATGATGATTTGGATTTTGTTGTAAAGGAACCAAATCCTGGCGAAGGTACTAAATGGCTGTCTCGTAAATTTACTGATCAAGATTTTGATGATGCATTTGATTTAGTAGAACAATGGATGAACGACGGGATTGTATATGGTGGTTTACTACCAGCATGGGTTATTCCAGACGAACGGCAATGGCCAATACGTGAATGCCAACGTATTATGACTAACGTATTTTATGATGGGCCAAAAGTTCCCAGGGATATTGAATGGAGCCGCGTGGCAGCTGCAGAAGATTTTGACGTAAATCTACAATTACTTTCAAAGGGATTTAAGAATCGAATTTCTGCTAAGTATATGGTAACATGTTCTGAAACAAATGCCGAGGGTGGTTGCTCTACTTGGCGTACCTTAGAAGTTCATAATGAAGCTCAATTAAAGCTTGCCAAACTTTGGCCAGACTTTGTAAAAGTTAGAGAAAAGGAAGTTCCTTCTGGTCCGTGGAAAGGTAAAATCAAATTAGCAACTACAATACAACATAAGAAAGCTTATGAATCATCGCAACACCAATCGTTAGAGGATTTTTTCTAGTGAAATACGCGTCAATAGTTCCATTAATTGGTGGTGAAACTATAGCAATGGAGCAGGCATTCAATCAAAGGCCTGAAACCATTTATAGTTACGAAGGGTTTGAAAACAATGACCAACACCTTATTGAATATTATGAAAGAAAAGTACCGTACAAGCTTCTCGGATCTAAAGGAAGTAACGACCGTGTGGATAATCTCGATGTTGTCAATACTGTTTGTCCCTGTGCTGGTCTTAGCTCCCTTAGTCCTGGTGCTAGCTCAGATAATTCTGCAAACGATTGGATGTCTACTTCTGCTAAGTTTGTACTTGGTAACTTATCCCCTCAAGTTTTTTGGGGTGAAAACGCACCAAGACTGGCTTCTAAAATGGGCCTCCCGGTTGTAGAAAATCTTCGTTATATTGGAGAGCGATATGGATATAGCTTCTCTATTTTTAAGACTAAATCTATTTTGCATGGATTAAGTCAAGTGCGTGATCGTACTTTTTATTTTTTCTGGAAAGGATATGGTGTTCCATTATTTAATTACATTTATAGACCACACGAAAAAATAGAAGAAACGATTCGTAATACTGTAACGTCTCCATCTGATCCAATGAACGTCGTTACTAATACTAAAAAGCCAAGTGATAATCCTTTTTATAAGTATGTTCTTGATGAAATGTTAGGTGGAATTTCTCATCAAGAATTTTCACACATGATTGAAAAAACCACAAATCCACTCGACTATATTGAAGCCAATGGATTGAAATATAATGAAGTAGCTAAATGGATGACCAAAAATGGCTATGAACGTGAAGCTGCTAAGTGCGAAAGAATGTATGCTAAATTAGAATCCGGTGGAAACATTATGAGAAAAAACACCGAGATACCTAAGGATTATATTGGCGCTTTTGTTGGGCATCTTCCAACATCTCTTACACACCCTGATATCGATCGCTATATCACAATACGCGAAGCATTAACTATTATGAAAATGCCAAATGATTTTATTCTACAGGGTGGTCTTAAAAACTTAAATCATATTTGTCAGAATGTGCCAGTTACAACTGCAAAAGATATGGCACTATCTATTAAAGATTATCTTGATAATAAATTAAATATAGTGCAAACTGACTTTTTGGTTCAAGACAATAAAACACAATCATACTACGTTAAAGATTCAAGTGTACAACTTGATCAATTTATGATATAATATTATCATACAAACACAAAAGGTAAACGTTATGATTGAATTGATTTACTGTGAGGTTCTTGGGCACGTTATCGGTTATCGTGCCAAAACAAAGACAGTAATATTCGAATGGAATAATGGTAAGCCCTCTATCATGGGAAACTGAAGAAAACAAGACGAAACGAGGAGAAACGTTATGTCTGTAATGGATAAATTAAAAAAGAATTCCAAGCTTGCGCATACGGAAATTCTTTCTAATTCAAAATTTTTTACTGAAAAAGATATGGTACCAACTGATGTACCAATGGTAAATGTTGCTTTATCTGGTTCTGTTGAAGGTGGTGTAACTCCTGGACTAACAGTTCTTGCCGGCCCATCAAAGCACTTTAAAACTTCCTTTGCATTACTTATGGCCGGTGCTTATATGAAACAGTATGAAGATGCTGTTATGCTTTTTTATGATTCTGAATTTGGTTCACCTCAATCTTATTTTGAATCTTTTGGAGTACCAACTGAACGCGTACTTCACACACCAATCACAAATGTTGAAGAACTAAAGTTTGATCTAATCAATCAACTTGAAGCAATTGAACGTGGAGATAAAGTAATTGTAGTTATCGATTCAATTGGTAACCTTGCATCTAAAAAAGAATTGGAAGATGCTATTAATGAAAAGTCAGTTGCTGATATGTCTAGAGCAAAAGCGTTAAAAGGTTTGTTCCGTATGGCAACTCCATATTTGACAATGAAAAACATCCCATTGCTTGCTGTAAATCATACATATAAAGAAATTGGATTGTTCCCTAAAGATGTTGTTGGTGGTGGTACTGGTATTTACTATTCTGCAGATAATATCTGGATTCTTGGTCGTCGTCAAAATAAGAAGGGCACAGAAATTGAAGGTTATGATTTTGTAATTAATGTTGATAAGTCTAGATTTGTAAAAGAAAAATCTAAAGTACCAATTACAGTATCTTGGGAAGGTGGTATTGAAAAATATTCTGGTCTCTTAGATGTTGCATTGGCTGGTGGTTATGTAGTAAAACCAAGTAATGGTTGGTATCAAGCAGTAAATAAAGAAACTGGTGAAATGGTAGAACCAAAGGTAAGAGAAAAAGAAACTTTGAAAGAAGAATTCTGGACTCCTATTTTTGAAAACTCAGACTTCAAAGAGTTTATAAAGAAAAGTTATAGTATTGGCCATCGTTCAGAATTAAGTATGGAATTTTTAGATGAGGAATGATTATAAATTAATACCGTATATGGAAGATTCCTCGCATGAATCTTTCAAAATAACTGATGGTAAATATGC